TTGCAATTGTTCTTGTTGTATATATTCAACAAACTCTGCACCTAACGTTTGTAATACATCATCTACTCTATTAGAATAATTGCTTACTAATATTTTATAGTTATTTACAGGATTTGTTTCATTAAATATTAATTCAAATACGTCTTTATAAACTGAATTAAATCTTTTAACATCGTCTACTTTAATTTCTGTAGTTCCTTGTGTTTTAAATCCTTGTAATTTATTTAATGTACTTCTTAAATCTGGAAAGTTTCTTCTCACAAATTCAAGTAGAGCAGGTTTATCAATTGACATTTCTTCTTTCGAACAAATCTCATAAACTCTTCTCATATATTTCTTTGTTAATTCTGCCTCTTCTTCTTTGTCAAAATCAAAGTTAATAACTTCAAATCTTGAAAGTATTGGATCTGGTAATTTATTAATGTAATTACAAGTCGCAATAAATCTACTATTTGATGCGAATGTTTCCATAGTCGCACGCAATGCTTTAAAAAACTGATCACTAACACCATCAACCTCATCAAGTATTACAACTTTCATAGAAGAAGGGCCATCCATAATTGAAACAGTTGAACAAAAGTCTGTAATTCTTGTTCTAATAACATCTACTGAAGTATCTGTAGAAGCATTGATATAAAGATATGGCATATTGAATTGATTAACAATAGCCTTTGCAGTAGAAGTTTTACCAGTACCAGGAGAACCTGCTAATAATACATTTTGAACTAAGCCATCTTTAAATTTGGCCATAACTCTTTCTGGTAAAATAAGTTCTGATAGATTTTTAGGTCTGTATTTTTCTGTGAATAGTTGTTGAACTGCTTGCATTTATTTTTTGTTTAATTATTATATCGATTATTTGCCTTTTGTTTCTTCACAAATATTACATCCTTTATTTTTACAAGCTCCGCAGTCTACTACCGTACCTGCATTATATGCAAAGCTAATTAAGTCATCACATATTTTGTTTATTTCTTTTACTGGATTTCCACCAAAGTAATTGTCTAAGTAATTTTCCATTTTATTTAATTTTATTATTTGAGTACATTCTGAAACCTATGATTGGTGTATGGCCGGTTAATTCATTTTTACGCTTAGTTATCATATCACTAGTTTGTAATAATATTTTCACGTCTTTTTCTGACTCAATCCAATCTTTAAATAAATAATTTAATAATTTTGCTTTTATTTTTTTCATATTTTATTTTTTTATAGCGCAATTTTTATAATTAAAAATTCCTAATTCTTCACATAATTTATCAGTTTCACTTTTATAATCTGGTTGTTTCCAGAAAGGAGCTAACCATTTTGGATTATTTACCATTTCTTGATTACAGGCTTGCTGTTGAGTTTTATTTAATTCACCAAAATGTTTATTAAATAATTCTAAAGCTACTTTATCGATTGTTGTATTTTTATTATGCATTATTATTAAGTTTTAATTATAATACTAATATAACTATAATCTTTGACCCGTGAAAACTTTTAGGCAACTTTTTTCAGAAAGTTATGAACAATTATGGGGTTTTTCCTTTTTTAATAACTCTCATAAACTCCTTTTGTTCTTCTAATAGGAGTTTTTTACAATGTTTACGAAATTCTACACTGCTTTTAAGTATACGGCTATCTACCATTGGTGCTTCAAGCACATCAAGGTACTCAGGGTGTATAAAATTTTCTAGACTGAAATTATTAAACTTAGATTGAATGGGTTTACCACTGATTGCACAAGTCCATTCTACAGTATTATAAGATTCCACTAAGTCATCCATTGGGACTGGAGTCTCTGTTGTGCAGTCGAAATAAAGTTTATTTCTTTTTGTACTATTTTTAAGTTTAAGATTGTTTGACTCTATTCTAATTATTTGTTCGAGGAATTGAACGTCGTTTGCCCATTCATTTAGGCTTCTATTTTCTATTAGAAATTGTCGAATGCTCCTAGGAAGCCCATCGAGTTTTATACCATATCGATGGGCCTGTTTAGGATTGTTTGATTTTTGAATTTTCAAAAAAGATATTATCTTATATTTAATTCAGCTTGTTTCATACCTGCTTTAAAACCACATTTGTAACCTTCACAGTTACCTACAGTTTCGCAATTTGGAACAAACTCTAGCTTTTCACCTTTGTGAGCTTTTGACCAAGCTTTAATATAACCTTCTTTCCAACCTTTACAATATTCAGCTGATAATTTACTAAATTCTTCTTTTAAAGGCTTTGTTTCTTTAGTAGAAGTTCTGTCATTATTAACTTTAACTTTCTCTGGTCTGTTTGTTTCAACAGATGTTTGAGCAGCTCTATTAGTGTTAACTTTAACTTTCTCTGGTCTGTTTGTTTCAACAGATGTTTGAGCAGCTCTATTAGTGTTAACTTTAACTTTCTCTGGTCTCATTGTTTCGTTAGAATTCTGTGCTGCTCTGTTAGTGTTAACTTTAACCTTTTCTGGTCTCATTGTGTTAACTTCTTTAGAGTTAGTAGAATTCACAGCAGCTCTATTCGCTGAGTTACTGTTTGTAGGTCTAATAGATACTGGTGTAGTTTTTTCAGTCTTAACTTCTTTTTCAACTATAACAGAACTATTAGTTCCTTTTGTATATTTAATAGGTTTAGTGTTTTTAGTTCCTTTTTCTTGTGCAGAAATTGAAACAATTGCTAAAAACAGTATTCCTGTAATTATTGTCTTTTTCATGTTGTTTATTTAATTTAACGTGTATTATATAAAAATTTGTTAAATTGTTTCAGATGTGTTTACTTTTTAAAACTAGAAGGAACTATTTTATCGTTTAATTCTAATGCATTAATTAATACAGCAACTATAAATCCGCCTGGCATAACTGCAATATAACTAAGTCCTATTGTTTTTAAAACGTCTTTAAGTTGTTCTTTAACTAGATCTTTTTCTTCGTCAGTTAGTTTTCTATTTTCGACTTTTTTTGCTTGATAGACCAATCTTACAGCATCTGCAGTTTCTTTACTTTCATTTCCAACTGCTTTAAAAAACTCTTTCATTTTTTTACTAAGTTTTTTAATATATTGTGACATCTTCGACTCATTCATGAATTCTCCATATATTTCTATTTTTTCAGTAAGATATACTCCATCTTTTATTTTTAAACTTTCCTCTTTAGGTGGATCTTGTTGAACTTCCTGTTTTGGTTCTTTTTTAAATTTAGATACTACTTCTGTATATGCTTTTTTAAATTCTGCCATTTGATCTTTTCTATCTTTTAAGAGTTCATCATAGTCTTTATCTGAACCATCAGGCATTAATTGCTCAGCGTTGGCTTTACTAAAGTTACTACGCATTCTCATTGTTTTATAAGCTTTTTCTAAATCTGACTTTGCTTTTTCAGCAGTGTCTCCACTTGTATTCTTTTCAGCAAATGCAAGAGCTTGTCCAAATTTATTAACAGAATCCATATATGTATTATATTTTTGTTTTGCTTCAATATATTCTGGTCCTAGTTTTTCTTCTTTCGCTTTTTCCTTTGCAGCCTGTTCAGCTTCAAATTCTTTTTCTTGTTGCTCTAATTTTGCATTTTCTTCTTTTGATTTCTTAACCTTTTCGGCTTGTTCAGCTTTAAATTTCTTAATCTTGTCATCTAATTGTGCAAGTTCTTCTTTAATTTTCTCTTCATCTCCACCATGTAGTTGATCTATTAATTTTCTCTCATAATCAATAATCTTATCTTCTACCTTTCTATCAAATTCTAATTTCCAATCTTGCCACTTTCTTTCCATTTTACCACCCGCTGGATTGCCTGAAAATTTTGCAAAAAGAGATTGAATGTTTGTATCTCCATCGTCTCTCTTCCATTGTAAATCCATATCTTCAACTTTTCTATCAATATCTACCTTTAATCTTTCTTTCTTTTGATCTATTTTTTTATTGATAACTTCTTCTAGTTTTTGTAATTTTATGTCTCGATCGGCTCTAAGTTTATCCGCTACTTGCTTAGACTTGGGATTGTTTGGATCTAATTTAGATATTTTCTTTTCGTATTTATCTTTTAAGCCTTGTAATTCTTTTTCAACAAATTCTTTTTTATTAAAATCTTGATCGAATTTTTTATCTGAATATTTTTTATCGACTTCTAATTGTTGCTTAGTTGGCCAATAGTCACTATAAGCTTTTTTCTTCTTTTTAATTCTACGATTGGCTCTAACCTTTAAGAAAACAATTACAGCAACTAAACCTAAAGCAGCTGAAAACTTTTCACCTTTTTCGAATCCCTTTTGATATGACTCTGTAAATTCTAAAATTAACTCATTACTAATAGATTCTTTAATAGAACCATTTTTATTTTGAAACATACTCCCGTTTAAACCAACTTCTAATTTTTGTAATTTATTCAGAATAGTATCTATTTCTTGTCTTAAATCTTCACTTGAAGAAATGCTTGCTTCAATGTCTCTATTTACTTTTTTATTGTTCGGTGTCTCCACGTTTTCAATAATAAATTCATTAATTGCCTTTATTTTAGTTTTGATTTTCATTTACTTTAAAATGTTTTATATTCTATATATCAATAAAATAAAAAAGGGATTCCTATTTCTAAGAATCCCTTAATTTGATTAATTTACTAATTAGTAATTATTAAGCTATGTTAATCATGTCTAACGCGTTAGATGGCGTTGTGATTGTAAACTCAGCATATTGTGTTTCAGGATGGAAACCTGCAGCAACTAATGCGAATCTTGATTTAACAGCAACTTTAGGAGCCATAGTTCCTTCAGCAATTGTTTGTACAGATTCTGCCATTAAGTAAGGCATGAATACAAGACCTGGACCATTACCATCACCTTTTCTACCAACTAATACTTGGTTATAAGACCAAGACCATTTTGGGTTAGTATAAACTTGAACACCTGCAACAGAACCAACTGGGTAAATAGCACCAGCAGCTTGAGTAGCTGTGTTAGCGAATGGATTAGGTACGAAACCAGCAACAGATTGAATTAATGTAGCAACTTGTGGTCCTACAACCGCGAAGTTACCTGCACCTCTTCTACCTCTGTTTGCAACTAAGTTAGCAGCAGCTAAAATACCAGTTAATACTTTTCTGTGTTCAGAACCTTCAGTTTGACCACCAGCATTAGGTACTTCTAAAGCAACATCTAAAGAAACTCCAGATGCAGTCATGTTAGCTTCAGCTAATGTTTTGATTTCTCCAATGATTAAATCATTAATAGTTTGTGTTAATTCGTTAGTTAAAACTGCCTCAACTTGAGCAACAGCGTCAACACCGAATTGTTTTAAATCTTGAACTTGTTCTCTAGTAACTGCAGCAGCAACTTGGTAAGTTTTTGCTTCAATTGCTTTAGAGAATAAAGAAAGACCCATTAAATTGTCAGCTGTAGATTCACCTGTAGCTCTGTCAAATGGTTGACCGCTATCTTGACCTACAAATCCTGGGATATGATCGTCTAATGCAGCAACTAATTCTGCATCTGCATATCTAGATGCGATAGAAGTTTCACCATTTTGAGTATCTACTGCGTCTTCAATTCTTAAGATATTTTTACCATCGATTCTTGAAGTACCTACATTAACATCGTTACCTGCAGCTGCATTAGCTGTTTTGATGTATAATGGAGCTTCAGTGTTGTCTAATCTACCACCTTCGTATACGAAGTCTAAGTAAGATAAAAGACCCATAGGACCAGCCATTGGTACAACTGGAACTAAATCTAAACCGATTGTTTGAGCTGCAACTTGCATCGCTAAAGGAAGTAAAGTTGGAGCTTTGTCACCTGAACCATCTGCAGTACCTGCAGCACCGATACCACCAAAATCAGATGGAAATGCTACTGCACCTATACCACCGATATTCATAGGACCTGGATTGTTAGAAAGTGACATGATGTTTGCGTCTTCATAAAGTTTGTGATTATGACAGTACTCAGACATCCATGCTAATTTTGAAGCATCATTGATACCAGTAGCGCTCTCGATAATTGGAGACCACGTTTCTCTGATTTCAGCTTCATTTATTAAATTTGCCATTTTATAAATTTCTATTTTTTGTTTGTTTAATTTCGACTTATTACTTTTGGTTTTCTGCTTCTGTCACCAAATCGTCGATTGTTTTATTATTTTTTAAATCTTTTTGCCATTGCTTCTTTAACACCTTCTAAATTATAAGGAAGTGTCTTAGTCTCAACTTCTTTCTTTTCAGTTACCATAGCAACTTTTTCCATTACTGGAGCAGTTTCTCTAAGGTCTCTTGTTTGCCAAAAATTTCTTACTTGATATTCAGTCTCTACTTTGTGAGTTCTTGACTGTGCAAGTAATTGATTTTTCTTAGCTTCAGAAAGATTTTCCCATTTTGCTTTATATTCAGTTGGCATTGCTGAAAGTACTAACGGTTCGTTAGCAGCTTCAACTTCTTTAGTTTGATTTTCAATGATTCTAACAATCTGAGATTCTGTTAAAAATCCTGAACCTTCAACTTGAGTTCTTACAGCTGTTCTTGCATCTTCGTTTAATGCGTTATACTTTTCAGCAGTAGATGAACCAACTAATTTAAAGAAATGTGGATCGTTGTTTTCTTTTGCTTTTGCAGATTCTAATAAAGATGTTAATTTATTAGATATTTCTGATTTATAAGATTCTAATGGATCATCAGCACCATCAGCACCTGAATTAGTAGGAGCTTTATCATCTGCTTCTTCGCCTTCAGCTTCTCTTTTTTCATCATTGTCAACTTCAGTGTGATCAGCTTTAATATCTTCACCATCAACACCTGCATCTCCGTCTTTATCTGCAACGCTACCTTCTCCTGAATTATCACCAACTTTTTCAAGTTCGTTATCAGCAGCAGCTTCGCCAGCTTCTTTAGCTGTAACATCGTCAGCTTCAACTACTAAGTTTTCGTTGATTGACTCTGCAATGTAGTTAGCATATTCGCTAACGTTTTGTACGTTATCTTTTAAATAGTTAACATACTCAATAAGTTTTTCGTTTGTTTCTGTACCATCATTATAAGATTCAGCAATATAATTACTATAGTCTTTTAATTTAGTTACTGATTCAGCAATATGTTCTGTATAAGAAATTCCTTGATCAGCTTTTTCAGCAACATATTCTGCATACTGAATTGATTGATCAGTTTTCTCTGCTAAATACTCTGAATACTGAATGTTTTGATCAGTTTTCTCTGCAACATACTTAACATACTCTGTTAAATTGTTTATTGATTCAACAATATGATCGTTGTGAGCAGTTACAGTTTTAATGTCTTCATTAGTAGTAGCAGATCCTTCAGTAGAAGTTTCTGTTAATTCTGTAAGAGCGGACTTTAACCCTTTTATTTGCTCAGCCAAATACTTAGTGTAATTGTTGAAGTCATCTGTTTTTACAAATTCTTCCATTTTTTGCTCTTTTTTATTTTCGTTTGTTGTTTTATTTATTTCTTTTTTAAATACCTCGTAAATGAATAAGCTTTCGTCGTTATCAAAACCATAAGATTCGTTGACTCTATTTAATTGAGCATTCTCAAATCCTGGATCTGCAACTAAATCATAAGTAAATAATTGCTTTATTTTTACTTTACCACCTTCTGAAACTTCTCCAGCAGCTCTAGAACTAATATGTAAAGGTACACCAGCATCGACCAATGCTTTAGCTTGTTTACCAGCATCAGTATCTAATAATCTGATTTTACCCATTACTTTCTTGTTTTCTTGATCATACCTTAACTCTTCGACAACGTGTGATACGTTTTTAAGAGAAATGTCAAATTGTTGAGGGTGATCTAATTCACCAAGTAATTTAGAACCTCCGATTTTATCCTGTAACGATTTAATTTGTGGAAGATATTCATCTTCAGTATAAATTCTGTTATTCTTATTCTTAACATCAATTTCACCAAAAACACCTTCTAAAACATAGTCTTTTGTTTCTCCTGTTTGCTCTAAAACACTAGAAGATTTTTCAACTATTAATAAATTATAATCGCTAGGCTTATTTATAAGTCTATCCATTTTGTTTTTTTCTTTTTTGTATATATCTTTAACTAAAAGTCTTTTTCTTAAATATCAATATCTAAATCATCGTCGGCTCCTTCACCACCGTCTGTAGCTTCTTCTTCCTTTTCAGCTTCCTTTTCCTTTTCAGCTTGTTCAGCATAATAGTCTTGATAGTCTGTTAACATTTGTCCCATCGTTGCTGTGTCAAATTTAGTAGAACCATATTTGTCATAAAAATAAGCTTTAAACTCATCTTCTGTTTCAGCGTTTAATATTTGTCCTAAAATTTCTTGAGCAGAGATAACATCTCCGTCAACTGTTTTTTGATCACTAACTTCAACTTTACTATCATCACCTGCTTTAATAGAAGACAATTGGGCTTCGTTTAAAAATTCGTTATATGTTTTAAGTATCATAATAAATTATATATTCTTTTATTTTTTGTCAGCTTTAGCCTCTTTCTTTGCTAGTTGAGCCTTTTTCTTTGCTAGTTGAGCCTTTTTCTTTAATTCAAATTCCTCTTTACTCATTAATAACAATTGTCTTTTTAATCTAGACTTTTCTTCCCTAGTCTCAGCCGTTTTAATCATCGCTGCAATATCTTCCTTTCTTTCATTATGTCTAGCAATTTGTTTTACTATTTTAGCCGGCACTCCTGCGAATTTTTTAGCTATCATCCACTTTACTGCAGCTTTATTAGGAGCTGCTCTTTCATTTAAAAATTCATTATATTTTTTTAACACATTATTTAACTATTTTTACATTCCCATTCCCATTGGGTCTTCAGGTTCTGGCTCCTCTTCTTCTTGCCTATCAGTTTTAGACTTAGCAGCTGCATTGGCAGCAATATCATCTGGACTTAATTGTAAGTATCTATCAACTAAGAATTCCATATCAAAGTAGTATTCCTCTTCCATAGTTTCTTGATTCGTTGTCATTAAACTATCTCTCATTGTAGAAACAAAATCAAGTCTTCTTTCCATGATTTCCATTTCTTTTAAGGCAGCAAAATCATTATCTCTATTGTATCTTAATGCAACTTGAGTTTTAAATTGTGGATCTTCAGCAAGATCTTTATATGCAATACACATTTGTAAATAAAGTGGCTTTACCAATATTTCTTGAAAAGCTGCTCTTAGTCTCTTTACAAACTTGCTAAATTTAATTTCATCTCTAATCATTCCATCAGCAGCAAGATTAAAATCTCCACCGCCGTCTTCATATAAGAATCTAGAATAAGGTATTTTAGAAACATGTTTAAGCTTATCTGAAAAATACTTAAGTGCTTCTGTATCTGATAGGTCTGGACCTGATGCATCTAATGTTTCAATCTCAGGGCTGTCACCGTCTTTACTTGGTAACCAATATTCTTTATTAAACTGTAACATGGGTTTACCATCGGTTGTCATAGAACCAGACTCCCAATCAAAATCAACTACTTCTTTATATGAATTCATTAATTGAGCAAGTGATTGTTTTGCTCTTGTTTTAGATTTACCACCAACTGGTATAACAAATTTCATTCTATAAGAACTATTTGTAACTGCCCAAATAATTCTTGTGTGTTCCATAATTCTTAACAGGTTAAAAGATCTGATAAGTCTTTCAACATAAGATACTCTACCTGCTGTAGTTATAGAAGAATAAGAAAGGTAAATAATTTGAGAATCATACAAGGTTCTTTCTTTTATTGGATCATCTTTAAATTGTACCCATACTTTTTTACCATCTTCTTTATTATAACCTGGAACTAATGTAATTGGATCAAGTTCTTTAAAACCTATAATTTCCTTTTGATCAGGGGAATAAATAATTTCAAATGCAAGATAACCATCTGTTAACCATTTTCTAAAATAATACCAAGCCGACTGATCTGAATTAAAGCCAAATGCATGGTATATTTGTCTAAAATATCTGTTTAAATCCTTTTGAATACTGTCTGCAACCTCAACCCCAAGAATTTCAGGAGAAGCAAAGAAATTTTTATTATCATATACTATTGTTTCATCACATAATATATCTAAAATATCTTCTATTTCATCATTAATTGAAAATCTTCTAAGTTCTTCTCTTTTTACTTCATATTGTTGATCGAAAAAAGGAATATTTTTTCGCATTGTAGTATCGGCCATTGACAAAGCAGCAAATGCTGCATACATATCATCATTATCTAATCCCATTGGATTCATTTGGCCATAACCAAACTTATCTTCTAATGGACCTACTGCCTGAGACTGTCTAAGTATCATATCATCATATCTCATACCAAATGATGAAAGTAACTTTAATGTATTATTTAACCTAAAAGGCCTTCTATTACTTAATGGACCATTTCTTGGATCCTTATCTGCAAAACCTGCCATAATTTTTTATATAGTTTTTCAATTTATATATTCAATTTTTTTTACCTGTTTCTAAACTCGTTTACTAATTGGGCATATGTGGTACCATTCAAGTCTGCAAAATCACAGAGAACGATCTTTGACCAGTTTTCATAACTGACAACCGCCTGTCCAAGTTTTCTACCCGGTATATATTGTCTAATAGCAAATTTATAACTTGCTAAAAAGTTTTTTGCTTCTTCCCATCTAATTGAAAGCTGATTCTGTCTACGTGCATCATTTTTCTTGCCACCTACAGATTCTCTTTTAATTTCACTTTCATATGCATTATAGATTCTATCTAATAATCTTTCTTTGACATCACTTGGAAGAAGATTTAAGTTAATGCCAACATCGTTATTTCCATCAGGATCAAGGGCCAATACAACTGGATTTGCATCATACCATGGTAATTCAGTTGCATATTTAGGATTATATCTAAACACATACACTTTACCTGGCTGAAACCTACCTCCAGAGGTTTGTACACTTTTTTCAGCTGCTGTTTTCTTTCCATTCTCATACCAACTTTCTGCAGCTCTTTTAGCTCTAGTCCTACCGCCTGATTCTTTAATTAATTCCTTTATGTCTTGTCTAACTCTTGCCATTATTTAAGACTCTTTTCTGTCATTACAACAAATCTAAATCCTCTTGACTTAGACCATTCCTGTGCATATTTATATTTATCTCTATTTTTAACGTACTGTTCTGCAAGGAATTTATAATTCTTTAATGCCTGTTTTGAATTTTTAGTAGGTGGTTCTGGTTTCTTAATGTGACTCTCTGGCTTAATCTCAATAAGACTTTCTTCAAAACCAGTTTCTTTCTTTACTTTAATATAAAAGTCTGGAAAATATGAATGTTCTTTTTTATCTATTGAACTCCAGTATTTTATTTCAACTGGTTCGCTTGACCACAACACAATATCCTCTCTATTATC